TCTGTTCCTGTCCCTGGCGAGCCTGAACGCCTTGGTTCACGCTCAGGACTTCACCGGTGTGCGCACCCGCAAGCTGCTGGATCAGCTGAAGACCAGCCGCGCGATCACCGACCAGGACGGCAACCCATGGGGGCCGGAGCAGTTCTGGAGTTGTCGTGCCGGGTTGCTGGCACCACCGGAGTGGCTGGCACCACCGAAGCACAACCCAGCGCCGCTGCTCAGCGCCGAGCAGGCTGAAGAGCTCTGCACCAGCTGGGCGACAGCCGCCAGGCGGATTGCACGCCAGACCGGAGCCGGCCGCCGCGGCCTGGATCAGCTGCGGCAGATAGCACCAGTCGCCAGCCGCCGCGAGTGGGCTGATGTGCTCGATGAGCAGCTGATCTGGACACCGGAGCAGCTGGCGCTGGGCTGGGATCCAGCGGCATCGGAATGGCAGCCGGCACTCTGGCTGGCGCAGTGGGAAGCGGAGCTGAAATCGGAAGTGCGACCAAGTGCGGCCTGATTCGTTGCCAGTCGGCATACCGAGCGGGTAAGGTGCGCGAGTGATGCAGATTCGCTATGCACTCAACACCACCTCTGAGCACGGAGCTGGCGCTTCGAGCTTTTGAGGCTGATCAAGCCTTCAGCACCGCATTGGCTGCTGTGCAGTCCAGCTTTCAGCCGGGCCTGAGCCCGATCGAAGCAGCGCGCAAGGCCAACGCCCACGGCTTTGCCTGGCTCAGCCGGCCATGTGATGACGACCCAGCACTGGTGCAGGTGATGCTCCGCCACCAGGGCGGCGCGGAAACCGCAGCGGTGGGTGACAACATCGCCCAGCTGCTGGCTGGCCTGCTCGGCATTGCGCTCCAACCTGCCGCTCAGACTTCCGAGCCTGAGGGGGGGGGGGGCGACGATGCCGCTCCGGTCGTTTGCCCTGCAGTGCGGCCGGCGGCACCTGTCGATCCAGAACCCGAAGCCGAACCCGAGCAGCAGCCAGCCAGCCAGCTGCTGGACGATCAGCAGAAGGCCACTGCGGTGGCCATGTGCAAGGCGATGGATGCTGCCACCAGGAAGGCGTTCACCATCTCGTTCCGTGATGCCTTCCGCGTTGATCGGGATGCACGCTCGATCATTCCGCTGATCACCGAGCTCAAGCACCTCGAGTTCATCGATCGCTTCAGCATCGAAGCGGCAGGGGGTATCAGTGAATGATCCCCATTTCCGTCAGCTGCTCCGCCGCGCCGTTGATGCCTGCCAGCAGGCCAGCGATCTCCAGCAGCTGCAGCTCAACGCCATGCCAGCCGTCGTCACCCTTGGCGACATCGGCCAGCTGCTCAGCTGCGGGCGCACCATCGACACGATCGAGCGCTGCTGTGATGAGCTGCAGGCGATCCTGGATCAGCCGCCACGGCTGGATCATCGAGAGTCCATCCGGCTGTTATCTCGACCCGTGCGGCAGGACAACGATGCAGCCTGATGCGGCCTGGCTGGTGCTGGATCCTGCAACAGCAGCTGCAGGCCTGCGGCGCCTCGAGCTGGATGCCAGCAGCTGGCGCCTGGTGCCGGTGGTCTGCATTGCGCCGGTGGATGAATACCCACGGCGCTGGCAGGTGCAGGCATGACCAAGCCAAAGCCACAGCCGTACGGCAGACCAAAGCGCCGGCCACCGTCCACCCATGTGATGACGGTGTTGCATCCAGATGCCCTGCAGGCCGTCACGGCCGTCATGACCAAGCACCAGCTCAGTCGATCTGGCGCGATTCACCACCTGGTCCGCCTTGGTGCGGGCCTTCCTCCTCTGAACTGAACCCATGGCTTCTGAAACCTTCTACAGCCCCAAGGCGCCAGTGCGCTGGGCGCACCTGATCAACGCCGACGAATACGAAGGCAAGTACAGCTACAGCTGCGAGCTGGTGCTGGACAACAACAACGCAGCGCATAAGGCCTTCCTGGCCAAGCTCGAGGCTGAGTTTGTAGCGCAGCACGGCGCCAAGAAATCACGCAGCGCCAAGGGTGAACCCTGGCGGCCGGACAAGGAAGACGCCACCAAGACGGTGGTGCGCTTCAAGGCCAACCGCTTCAGCAACGACGACGGCACCTTCACCAAGGGTCCGCGCATGGTGGATGCCAAGAAGCAGCCATGGGATGGCCAGGAGATTGGCAACGGCTCTGAGCTGATCATCGGCTTCACGGTGTATCCGTGGAATCGCTCTGAGGGTTGTGGCGTCACACTGCAACCGAAAGCGGTGCAGGTGGTCACGCTGATCCCACGCGAAGATCCAGGCGACAAGGTTGCCGATGGCTTCGATGAGCAGGACGGTTATGTCGTCGGCCAGGCGTCTGAGTATGTGGACGAGTTCGCGGACGATGAAGAGGCACCCTTCTGATGGATCGCGCAACTGTTGACGCCATCCGCACTGCTGATGCGTCGATTGCCGCTCAGGCCATCGAGTCTGAGCTGCGCTTGTGGTGGCGCTCCCAGGCGCAGCCGGAGCAGGTGCTGCTGTCAGCTGATGACACCGTGCGGTTTGTGCAGCACATCCTGCGGCGAGGTCGCCATGGCTGATCTGCCCTTCATGCGCGGCCATGGCGTCAACCGCTCCAGCGGTGTGCGCGTGGTGCCGGTTGCTGATCTGCGCCGGCTGCATCAGCTGATGCTGGCGGCCATCTGCCTGCAGCTGCTGCAGGTGGTGGCGGTGCTGTGGCGGCTGCAGTGACATGAGCTCTGCAGGTCTGGGCTGGTGGCTGGAGACGATTGGTCGGTATCCGCTGCTCAGCCCAGCGCAGGAGATCGAGCTCGGCACTGCTATCCAGGCATGGTTGAACCATCCGGGATTCCCGGATCGTTGTCCGCCAGGCATCCGCCGCCGCGGTGAACGTGCCAAGCGTCGATTTATCGAAGCCAACCTGCGCCTGGCGGTGAGCTATGTCTCGAAGCACTGCAACAGGTTGGCCAAGGGCCACAGCCACGATGATCTGATCCAGGCCGCCAACCTGGGTCTGATCACGGCGGTGGAGCGGTACGACCCAGCGCGCGGCTACCGCTTTTCCACCTACGCCTACTGGTGGATTCGGCAGGCGGTCACGAACTGGGCGGATCGGCACGGCCGCACCGTGTCCATCCCTGCGATCCATTCGCAACACCTCGGCCGGCTTGGTGCCATCCGCCGCCGGCTGCTGCTGGAGCTCGGCCGCGAGCCATCACGCCAGGAGCTGTCCGAAGCGCTTGGTGTATCCGATCGCGTGCTCGAGCAGCTGCTGGTGAACATGCAGCCGATCGGCAGCCTGGATCGGGTGATCGCTGATGACGGCGGCATCGAGCTGGGCGATCTGATCGCCACTTATGACACCACGCTTGAGGATCAGGAAGAACAGGAGCAGCGGCGGCAGCAGGCGCAGCAGCTGCAGCAGTTGATCAGCCGGCTGCCAAGGCGTGAGCAGCGCCTGGTGCGTCAGGCGTATGGCCTTGATGGTGTGCAGCGCAGCCGTAAGGAGGTGGCCACGGCAGCGGGCATCAGCACACGCAAGCTGGAGATCATCCTGCAGGCGGTGGAGCAGCAGCTGCAGCAGATGGCTGTGCAGCTGGAGTTGATCACGGTGCCGGTGGCGGTGCTGCCACCCCGGGTGAAGGTGGAGCGCAGGCCGCGGTTGCTGGTGATCACAGCTCAGCTGAGTTTCTGGCCAGCAGCTCCCGCGCCATCTCCATGTGGCGCTCACTCGGACCAGGTAGCGACGGTTCAGCCTTTGCCAGCAGCAGCTCCACCTCGAGGCAGGCCACACGCCGCAGCGCCTGGTTCAGCAGATGCTGCTGCGTGTACCACTGCACAATCAGCCGATCGGATTGCTGCTGCAGCTCCTGCAGCTTGAGGCGCACCGCACGCCGGCGGTCGGTTTCCATCTGCAGTTCAGTGGCCAGGCTGAGGGTTGGATCGAGCCAGCTCATGCCGCATCAGCAGCCATCAGGTCAGTCTGAGCAGGCGCCATTCATCACGGTTGGCGTAGACGATCGCGGCTCTGCGTGCTGGCTGGTGGTCACCGCTGATCAGCTGATCACCGCCAGCAGCGGCAGCAGCGCGTTGACGATCCTCGAGGCGGTGCTGCGCTCGCGCGGCCGGCAGCTTCCCTAGTAATCCCAGCGCACGCGGGGCCGGCCGACCCTGATGCCCAGATGAACGAAGCCCTTGGGTGCGCCATAGCCAATGCTGAATGGCCAGTGCTGATCACACCAGGCCTGCACTGCTTTGATGTCCACGCCTGGCACGTTGAAGTCCACAGCGCCGGTACTGGGTGCGTTGTACAGGTGCTCACTGGCGCTGGCACCACCAACAGCGCGATTCACCGCCGGCGGCCGGTAGCCGCTGGTGATCACCACCGCACGATTGCCAAATTGCGCGCGCACACGTTCGAGGAATGCCGCCAGCTCTGCCGCGGTGTCCAGCTGGTGTTGATGATCAAAGCGCCGGGCCTCCTGCCACAACGCAAACTCACCCAGCTGGATGTGTGGCGTGATGCGGGTGGCGAAGTCTGATGCAGGCGTCAGCTTGGCCGGCGGCTGCTGCACCACCGGCCGGCCGTTGTTGAACAGGGCCACCTCAGCTGCGCGCCGGCGCTCGAGGCCAGCCAACACTGCTTCACCGGCATGGCTCCAGCGTGGCAACTCCTGCTGGATCACCACTGACGGTGGATCACCAGCCTGCAGGCGCTTGCGCAGCGTGGAGCTGGCGACTGCGCTGAGGCCGACGTTGTAGGCCCAGCTGATCAGCGCGGCGATCTCATTGGCGCGCCACTTGGTCGCCATCGGCAGCAGCTTCAGCAGCTGCTCTCCAGTGCCCTGGAGCTCAGCGTCAAGGAACGCATCAGCCTGCTGCTGGCTGATGGTGTCACCCTGCTGGACGGGGCGGCCGTTGAGTGTGGTCTGCCCCCAGCCGATGGTCCACACACCGGCGGGGCATTTGTAGGCCACCAGGCGGCAGCCTTCAAACTCACGCACGATGGCCCGGGCCGGCGCCAGCCATGCCGCTGGTGTGTTCGGCACCGCTGCATTCCAGATGCTGCCCAGCTCGCCGTTGTTCTCCAGTGCGCCCGCGGGCAGGTGCTTCTCCACGGCTTCCCAGAACGCGCGGTGATGCGCCAGCTCGAGGTTGGAGTGCTTGACGCAATCAATCAGGCGCCTGGTCATGGCCGGTGCTGCTGGATAACAGGCTGCCGATCAGCAAAGGCGCCTCTAACTTCTGACCAGACGATGGGGCTGAGCATCGCGGCAACGATGGCGAGGATCACCACCTGCGCCATCTTGGTTTCAAGCTTGCCGACACGTTCACCGATGCTGCTGCGTTCGCGGCCATCGGTGATGGCGGCATCGAGCAGCTGCTTCAGCTGGCCCTCGAGTACACCAATGGCGCGCAGGATCTCGCCGTGCGATGGCTCGTTACCCATTGGTGTCATCACCGCTTGCGGGAGGCAATGCCACGCAGTGCGCCGAGGATCAGCTGGGTCCAGCTGTTAGCGCGAACGCCAGGCACGATTGCCAGCAGTTCAGAGCCAGCCAGCAATGCCACGGCGATGCTGGTGATGTCTTCCGGTGTGGGCGCCATAGCTGATGCGCTGATGGCTCAGGCTATTCAGACCGTCAGTTCTGGAGCGTGAGCGTGCTGGCCGCCAGGGAGAAGGTGCCGTTGCTGGTGGTGATGTTGCTGTTGAAGTCGTTGTAGGCAACCAGTTCATCAGCACTGCTGGCACCACCGCGGGATTTGTAATACACCGCGCCGCGTGCGGTGATGGTGCTGCTGGTCCAGGAAACCGCTGCGAACTGGATGGTGACCTTGTCGTTGGCGGTGTCCTTGGTGACGGTGACAGGCACGCTGATGCCACCGGCGGTGTAGCCAGTGCCGCTGACTTCGTTTGTGACGCTGGAACGCTTGAGGTGCGTGTCCTTGTCTGCGTTGTAGGACGAGGTGACCAGCATCACTTTGAAGCTGTCGGTGTCGAAGTCGATGGCGTTGCGCGCCATGTCATCGATGCAGGAGTTGTAGACCAAGGAAGCCATCAGGGTGCAGGCGGCTGCGGCCAGGTGATGTCGAACGGGTTGGCAGCATCGGCCAGGTCGCGCAGGGCCTGGCGGTAGGCAGCCCAGGCATCACGATCAGCGCCGAGGTCGTAGTCGGTGATCTGCGTCCAGTCGCAAGACTGCAGCAGCTCGATGCGCTGATTGCGGACCTTGACGTGCTGCATTTGCAGCTCGTTGAAGCTGTAGGGACGCACGACAAAGGCGCTGCCGTCCCAGGCGATCGTTTCCAGCTTGGGGTTGCACTCAGGGCGCTCGTAAGGGCCGCTGTAACCGGCACGCTCCAGCTCGTCAGGCGTGAAGGTGGTGCTGTCGGTACGGGTGCTGCCGTCTGCAAAGCGGATGCGGTGCGGCAGGGGCGCTGGAAGGGTGGCGTTGTGGGAATAAAGGGTCATGGGTGCTTAACCTATAAAAAACTTAGCGGTTTTGAATACATCGTCAGCCTCTGTTGTACAGGTTCCCTTGGTAATAGACAGAGCGGTTGTGTAAGTGGTTCCATCGCTTGATGTCTGCAAGTCAAAAGTTGCTGGAAATCTAGGCCCGAGGTTATTTTCGTACCAAATATAAATTTGCAAGTGTGTAATAACGCTAGAGGAGCCGAAGTCAAAAGATATGGTTGCCGTAGACTGGGAACTAGACCAAGTGGTGTCGTAAGACCTATTTGTTAAATCTCCATCAACTAACGCTCCGGCATTTCCCGAAGTCCAACCAAAGCTGGTTGTGCAGGTTATGCCTGTATAGACTGTGTCTCCGTTAAAGAAACGAATCTCTGCCAAGTCAAGAGCGTTGTTGTTAAGAGAGGTATTTGCAAAGTTTGCAAATCGCACGTATCTAGTTATTTGGCCGCCAGAAATCGGCCAGATCGCCGCCCGCTGCGCCACGCTCTGCTCATTCTGAAACCACAGACCAGACGCTGTGCCGGTTGTCGGCGTGCGCCGAACGCCCATTAAGCCACCGTTGAAGCCAAGCATCAGCTGATGTCCTCGTAGGAGATGACCAGCTCCAGGTCGTTGGCAGCACTGGCCTGTGCGCGGAGGCTGTGGCCTTCCTCCAGGTAGATGTAAGCCTCGCGTGTCACGAGGACTTGAGTGGCATCCGCTGGCACGGTGATGGTCTTGCCGATGGCAAAGCCGGTCGTGCCGTTGTAATGCTCCAGGCTGATGTCAGCAGCAGCAGCGCCATCCACGTTGGCGCAGTACACCGAGTTGATTTTCAGTACCTTGCCGCTGCTGGCGCCATTGCTCAGCGCCGCAGCCATCGAGGTGGTGACGGCATAACCAACCGTCTTACCGACGACCGTCGTGACCGAGCTGCCTGATTTGATGTTTGGCGCTGCCATTGATCACCGCCAGGTGGTGTATTGATCTTCATTCCAGAATAGCGACGCCGCAAAGCCATCATCATCTGTGCCGCCAGTAGCCGCCCCAGCGGCCCACACCACATTCACCACCAGGTCGATCTCGCCGGTCTGCGTTGCAGCGCCAGCAATCCAGATCACATTCACGCCAAGCTCGAAGCCAGGCAGCGGCTCAATGCTCGGCAGCCATGTGCCATCCGTCACCAGCGACACAGTGGTGTCCACATACCCACCACTCTTCTGCGCCTCCTCTGGTGGCTCCTGGTAACGCCAGCGCATCCCAGCCGGCACGATGTTGGACACGCTCGACTGGCCTGCCCAGATCTCAGCCGGCAGCAGGAAGCTGACGAATGAACCCTGCTGCCCGCGGTAGTGATCGCGGATGCTGGCCATCTCGGCCTGGGTCAGGTTCTCATAGCTCAGCTCCATGGCGAGGTTGCTGACGCGGCTGCTGTGCAGGAACTTCACCTGCCCGCCACCAAAGCCAACCTCACGCGAGACGGCAAAGCGGCCCATGCTGTAACTGCGGCCGGTAGGCGTCAGCGTTGGGTATGACGCTGTGGTGACCGCGCCATAGAGAAATGGCTCTTGCGGCTGCCAGTCCCATTCCTCCCAGAATGTGGCCATCAGTTCGACAGCGTGATCACGCTGGTGCTGACGCTGAAGGTGCCGCCGGAGGAAACCACCTCGCCGCTGAAGTCCAGGTAGGCAATCAGTTCATCGGCGCTGCTGGCACCGCCGCGCGCTTTGTAGATCACGCCGCCTGCAGTTGTAAACGTGGCTGATGGCCACGACACCGACGAGAAGGTGAGAATCTTCTTGTTGGTGTCGTTGGTGATGGTGCAGGTGGTGGCGTTGCCGCCAGCGGTGTAACCAGTGCCGCTGATCTCGCTGCTCACATCATTGCGCCGGTCGTGCCCGTCCTTGCTGGCCGTGTAGCCGACGCCAACCAGCAGCAGCTTGAAGCTGTCAACCGCAAAATCCAGATCCCCGTTGATCAGATCAGTCAGCACCGAGTTGTAGACAAAGGAAGCCATGGCACCCCTTTACGCTCAGGCTAGCGAGTCCAAGTAATGGCGCCGGTTTCGCTCCA